TTAGAAATGACGCTTGAAGAAGCCGTCGCCATCGTGAATCTGCTGGGTAGCCTCCCGACGAGTCAAGGCGGGTTCCCGCTCTGGCAGAAACTGAAGGCGCAGGTGGAGGCGCAGTTGCCTAAAGACGAACCTAAGCCGGAGCAAATGCAATGACAACGATCACATGGAATATCAGCCAATTAGACTGCCTCCCGCAATCAGCGGAGGGTGCGGATTACGTTGTTACCGCCCATTGGCAATGCAATGGCGTGGACGGTGACTATAGCGGCAGCGTTTATAGCACTTGCTCGTTTGCCGTGGTGCAGGGTGCGTTTACGCCCTACGCTGACCTCACGCAGGATCAAGTCCTCGGTTGGTGCTGGGCAAACGGCGTGGACAAGGACGCGACCGAGGCTGCGGTGGCGCAGCAGATTGCGAACGCTAAGAATCCTCCGGTTGTTTCTCCTGCACTTCCGTGGGCGTAAATACTGCTTTTCTGATTATCTTTTTTGCGCTTCAAGTGTTGGATATTTGGACAACGCTAAAAGCCTTAAAGATGGGAGCGAGAGAGGTAAACCCGATCCTCGCTAAAGCATTTGAATACGCCGAACCTTTATTCGTAATGGTAACGATTAAGTTACTCGGGATATGGGCATTGTGGTATGCCGATATGTACGTCATCACAGGATTAGCCTGTGCAGTTTATTTGTGGGTAATCGATAACAATTTAAGAGTTATCCGCAAGGGGTAATCTATGGCAAATTTATTTGACTCTGCCAACTATCCGACTAGAGAGCCGACCTCTCTACAGGCGGGGGATCGTTGGGCATGGAAACGCACCGATCTTGTTTCGGATTACCCTTCATCGGCATATTCGCTTTCCTATATCGCTCGCAGGGAGATTACAGGAGAGCGAATTGCGATTAGCAGCACAGGATCGACCGAAGCCTATACGGTAGAAGTCTCCTCTAATACGACCTCTGACTACGAATCTGGTCGCTATCATTGGGTTGCTTACATTACGCGAACCTCGGACTCCGCTCGTATCGAGGTCGATAAAGGCGTATTCGACGTAGCACCTAACCGTTCTACCGATAACGCCGACCCAAGATCATTTGCACAGGTCGCCCTAGATAACATCGAGGCGTATCTTAAAGACCCGACTAACCTTGCTGCCGCATCGTATTCTATTGCCGGCCGCTCTCTTTCTAGGTGGAATAGAGAGGACTTGCTACGAGAACGCGAAGTCTTAAAGGGAGAAGTCGTGCGAGAGCGTAGAGCGGAGCAGATCGCAAAAGGTCTAGGCACGAACGCTACAATTCGCGTGAGGTTTACGGCATGAGCCTATTAGATTACTTCAAGCGCAAGCCGCAACCGCCTCGCAAGCGTTCATTTGACGCGGCAAACACAGGCCGACTGTTTTCAGATTGGCTCGTACAGACTAAAACGGCAGATAGCGACCTACGCTATGCACTTAAGGCGATGCGTGCGCGATCTCGCGACCTTTGCCAGAACAACGATTATGCACGGCGATATCTCGACCTCGTAGCCACTAACGTAGTTGGCCCTAAAGGAATTACGCTGCAAGTTAGAGCGAGAGAGCCGAGCGGGATTCTCGACCAAGTCGCTAACCAGCAACTTGAGGCCGCATTTTATGCATGGGGGCAACCAGGAATATGCACGGTAGACGGTCGCCTTTCGTGGATCGACGCGCAGCGCGTATTTATGGAGAGTGTAGCGCGAGATGGCGAGTGCTTTGTCCTGTTTGTAGAGGATAACGCCAACCCTTTCCGCTTTCGTATTCAGTTCATTGACCCCGATCTCGTTGATCAAGATAAAAACGAGATTCTTTCTAACGGCGGTCAGATCCGCATGGGTATCGAGATCGATGCCTCGGGCCGACCTGTCGCTTATCACGTTCGCGTTCGACCGCCCGATGACTATCAGATTGGCTCGACTAACCCTAAAACCGAACGTATCCCCGCCGACCGCATGATCCATGCGTTTCGCGTAGATCGCATTGGTCAAAACCGTGGAAGTCCGTGGACGGCTACAGCGATGACTCGTCTAAAGATGCTTGGCGGTTACGAGGAAGCCGAACTCGTTGCGGCTAGGGTATCGGCCTCCAAGATGGGATTTTTTGTCTCGGAATCTGGCGACGAATACCAAGGCGACGGAACCGCTCCCGATGGCACTCTTAACATGGATGTGCAGCCAGGACAGTTCTCGCAACTCCCCGCAGGGGTGGATTTCAAGGCATACGACCCGCAGCACCCCTCGACGGCTTTTAGGGACTTCGAAAAGGCGATGCTGCGAGGTATAGCCTCGGGCCTTGGCGTGTCCTATACGTCATTAGCGAACGATTTAGAGGCGGTCTCGTACTCCTCTATCCGACAGGGTTTGTTAGAGGAACGCGACCAGTGGCGCAGGGTGCAGCATTGGATGGTCGAGCATTTTTGTCAGCCGGTTTATTTACGATGGCTGCGACAGGCTCTCGACTCGGGCGTAGTCAATTTACCGGCTAACAAATACTTTAAGTTTTCGGCAACCCAATGGGTTCCGCGAGGCTGGCAATGGGTCGACCCGCGCAACGAAGCCGAGGCTCAGATCGTTGCGATTAACAACGGTCTTATGACTCGAACTCAAGCCCTCGCCGAGCGTGGCCTAGACATCGAGGATGTGATGCGAGAGCGGCAAGCCGAGGACGAGATCATCGCCTCGTTCAACGTAACCCTACCGGGAGGAACCTCGCCCATCCCGCCGGAGGTGGCAAATGGCGGCTAATTACGACATCGTAATGGATCAAGGCGCGACCTTTAGCCGAGTCATTACATGGCAGGACTCGCAAGCGATTCCGGTAAACCTCACGGGCTATACCGCTCGTATGCAGATCAGATCAGAGGTTGATTCCTCTACTGCTGCGCTTTCCTTAACGACCGAGAATGGTCGTATCGCACTCGGCGGAACAGCGGGAACGATTACGCTTACTGTTTCTGCAACCGATACCGCTGCTGTTACTGCCGGCGAATATGTCTACGACATCGAGTTAGTCTCGGGGAGCGGAACTGTTACCCGTCTTTTGCAGGGTTGCTTTACGGTTGATGCCGAGGTGACGCGATGACGGATCAAATCATCGTTGATCAGACTATTCAATCGGTGATCGTAGAAGAATCCGATTCGGAGATAGTCGTTCGAACCGGCTGGCCCGACGGCGCAAAGAAAGGCGCGAACAACGACATTACCTCACTGTCTGGGCTTACAGGCGGTATTGCTACGCCCACCTATATCGATTTCGCTGCGGCTGGCGCGACCGATGCCGAGCGTCGATTAGCGTGGAATCCAGATACAGGAACCGTACAGGTCGGAATGGTCGGCGGTAACGTACAAGCCGAGTTAGGTCAGACGCTTTACGCTTATGTGCATAACGCCGAAGGGTCGACGATTGCAAAAGGTAAGCCGGTTTATTTATATCAAGCGACCGGCAATAAAGCCTCTGTTAAACTTGCTTCTAACGTTTCCGACGCGACTTCGGCTAAGACTTTCGGCCTTGCTGCGGAAAGCATCGCCTCGGGTGCAAACGGATTAGTAATTTGCCAAGGCGTACTCGATAAAATCGATACGAGTGCCTATAACGAGGGAGATACGCTCTATCTCGGTGCTACCGCAGGAACGCTTACGGCTACAAAGCCTAAAGCACCGAATCACATGGTTTATGTTGGCACTGTAGAAAGAGCCAACAACGGAAACGGTCAGATTTATGTTCGTGTCCAGAACGGTTACGAATTAGACGAAATCCATGATGTGCAAATCAACTCACCCGCTAACGGTCAGTTGATTATTTATGACGCGGTAACTGCTCTCTGGAAAAACGCCAACCTCACCGCAGGAACAGGCATTTCAATTACTAACGGCGCAGGGTCAATTACGATTTCTGCTCCGCAAGTCGGAACTGTCACTAGTATTTCAACCGGAACGGGCTTGACGGGTGGCCCGATCACCTCTACCGGAACTATCAGCCTTGCGAATACGGCGGTTAGCGCAGGGTCATACGGTACGGCCTCGGCGGTTCCCACCTTTACGGTAGACGCGCAAGGCAGACTGACGGCGGCATCAAATACGAACATCGCTATCGCTAACACGGCGGTGAGCGGTCTCGGTACGATGTCTACGCAAAACGCTAACAATGTCACGATTAGTGGCGGCTCTGTCTCTGGCATTACCGATCTCGCGGTCGCTGATGGCGGCACAGGAGCATCCGACGCAGCGACGGCTCTTTCTAACCTAGGCGGCGTACCTACAGGCCGCACGATTACCGCAGGAACGGGACTCTCTGGCGGCGGCGATCTTTCGGCTAATAGAACTATCAGCCTAGCAAATACAGCGGTTACGGCAGCCTCGTATGGCTCTGGTTCACAGGTTGCTACGTTTACCGTAGACGCGCAGGGTCGATTGACCGCTGCGTCTAACACCAACATTTCGATTGCGAATACTGCGGTATCGGGCCTCGGCACGATGTCTACGCAAAACGCTAACAACGTCTCCATCTCTGGCGGCAGCGTTACAGGAATTACAGACCTCGCGGTAGCCGACGGCGGTACAGGAGCCTCTAACGCATCTGGTGCGAGAACTAATCTGCTCCCCTCTTACTCGAGCAACGCAGGAAAGGTTCTCGCAGTAAACGTCGGTGGTACAGACGTAGAGTGGATTGCAGCCGGTGGCGTTGGAACGGTCACTAGCATTACGGCAGGGACGGGGCTTTCTGGCGGCACTATTACCTCGACCGGAACTATTGCGCTTGCAAATACCGCAGTCTCGGCGGGTTCCTACGGCTCGGCATCTCAAGTAGGCACTTTTACCGTTGATGCACAGGGCCGATTAACTGCAGCGTCGAATACTAGTATCTCCATTGCAAACACCGCAGTTTCTGGCCTCGGCACAATGTCGACTCAGAACTCTAGCGCGGTAACGATCCAGCCGGCTGCATCGGCTACGCCTACTAATAACGGCGATATGGTTTTTGAATTGACCGATAACACTACGCTTACGATTAAGGTTAAGGGTAGCGATGGCACGGTGCGCGTAGTTGCACTAACTTTGACCACCTCGGCAGAATCGTTCTTGAGGCTTGAATAATGGCTGTTGATACGAAACCAACCGAGGCGATGGCTGCGGAGGCCGAGCGTGGCCTAGCGTGGCGTGAGGAGTTTGGACGCGGCGGGACTGAGATCGGAGTCGCCCGTGCGCGTGATATCAAGAATCGGGCGAATCTTTCCCCCGAAACAATCCGAAGGATGGTGAGTTACTTTGCGCGACACGAAATCGACAAACAAGCGGAAGGGTTCAGTCCGGGCGAAGAAGGCTATCCAAGTGCAGGACGCATCGCGTGGGCTTTATGGGGCGGCGATCCGGGCCAAGCATGGGCTAATCGCAAAAGCGAAGAATTGGATCGAGAAGATGAGGAGCGAACTATGGACGAGGTAGAAAAAAGACACGTTATTGCAGTCGTCGAAGATGATGCAACCGTAACCGTTACGTTCGCAAAATCTGAATACGATATGGACGA